TTGCCCAAACTACCATTACTCACCGACTACTCGGAGTATATTTCGATTTAATAAACCTACACAGCCTACCGTGTACTTGAACGCTTATGACAGGGTCTCAAACCCTTGCACACCATTCGATATTTCTTGGTCCCATAATCCCTGGACGCACTCTGGATGAGAAACAATGAGCAGACCCCTAGCGGGTCAAATCTCACCATCCCCATACAGGGACTGACAGAAAGTCAGTCTATGTATCTCCACCTTTTTATGTGGCTTTTCGAATTTGTGCTTTGCATGTATGTAAGGAGTTGCATGCAAATTTGATCCGTTGAACGTAGCACGTTCCGGATGACGCCAATACCAACTAATTCACGCGTCTAATCTTTATTGTCGGGACGCTACCGACATGCTGTTGTAATTGCTGATTGATACCCAGTAGTTACTTCCGCTCCTAAAGCGAAAGAAACCCGCCAAGTTTCTTGTACCCGGCCGACTCCTTCGTCGGCTCTGAGATCTTTAAATACTCTTCTTCTAGGTTTAACACCTCTTTTTCTGACTCTTTCTCATTTTCCTCCAAGGTCCGATTTGCAATATCGTAAACCTCTTTACTCTTCGCCTCGGCAGCTTCGTGCTTGATCGACTCTTTAAAGGTCGTAGCAGCAAACGATGTCGGGATGGGCCCAGGACTGTAGAGCTCAATTTCGTAGTATGCGATCAGTTTACCGACAACCAAATTGGTTGTGAGTTGACCGTCAGACGCAACGAAAAAAGAGCCCGGTGAACAATTCTGATAAGCAAGACTCGTAACCGGCATGCCGGAAGGAATCATGTTCTTCAGTGTTTTGTCAAGGGCAGGGGTACAATCTAAGTAAGCATTGTCCCAGAGTGAAGTAAATAAGGAGCACGGAAACTGCGCTAAAGTCGTTGCCGGAGAGGCAAACGCAAGCACAGAGTCCGCGGGGTCAGACGTAAACCCCATACAGAGACCACCCGGCTGGGTGGTTGGAAGCTCAGACTCGAATTTTACTCCAAATCTTTTCCATCTGTATTTTCGAAAGGGGCTCGCGAAGGCGTAGAGCAGCGTCCCGATGTTCGATATCCGCCCGACAGTAGTCGAGGAGATAAATTGCGAACAGGGATTCAGAACCGAGGCGATCATTGAATTGTCGCCTCCCAAACCGGCGAGATTGATTGACCGAAGGAGACCACGCAACGCAATCGTTGTGTTTTGTTCAACACTAGCGAATAAGTTGGACATGGTTATCCTCAGGCCAGTCATTCCCTGGTAGGAGCAGGGGCCGAACTCGTAAGTTGGCCCATCAAAGCTCATTGAGAGTGCTGTAGGAGCACTGGTTCTGTTCTGCGATTCCGTAGAAGCGGCTGGAGGCAGGTTCACAGGGGCCGGATTACCGCCCGGGGCTTGAGCTGTTTTCTGCTCGAAACCCCGGACGAATCCCCCCTTGACCCGCCCGCCTGTCCTCTCCATTTCGGCGACTTTGATCGCGCCGGCTTTGGAGATGAGTTCTTTACCTCGGGCTACGATGGCCGGGGCATTCTGTATCAGCATGGCAGCAGCCCCCGCAGCTGTGCGGGGGTTAATTGAATGTTGGTATTCTATTCTTTTTCCTTTATCCATGGCTTTTGTATTGGATACCCAGTTGCCATTCTGGCGACTGTTCATCACCACGACGTCGACCGCATCCCGTGCAGTCTGTCGACGCTACGTCTCCGCCCTTTGGGCTAAGACTTGGTACGGAAATATTAAGAGAATTCTCACGCATAGACCTAGGGATACCCCCTTGGTTCTGCGGTACTTGAATTTCACCGTTTTGGGATGTTAACGTGGTGACCCAATTTTCTTATCCTCCTGCGGAACAACACAGTAGACCTTTGGCAGGGTCAGACCGAATGTTCCGTTCTTCCTCAGACTGGTTCTCAGGGCTCCTCCGCCGTTGCGGATCCGATGGAGCTCACCAATCTTCCTTGCTTCCTTTTCTATCTTTTCGTCAATGTATACCGTCGACCGGACTTCTCGAATAACATCGAGACTCGCATTTTTACAGTAAACCACTTTATCTTTGGCTTCCTCGAGCGTCTCATCAAAAGAGTATTGCTTAAGGACATTCAAAATTGCCATGGATTCAGGGTCAGGCTTAGTAAGATCCGCCTCATCCTGAGGTGGGGGGACATAGCCTTTAACTGGAGCTTTGAGGAAGCTCGTGCGATCAGTGTAGTGAGAATAATAAATTTCAGCTACCCGGACTTGGAACGGGGTAAGGTACCCGTCCTGACAGTAATCAACCATTCCTAACCCCCCGTACTGTGTGGGGATATGAAGATTATAGAGACCGTTACGTGTGTAATGCGAAACCTCCTTCTTTTGATAATGAAGGAAGCGCTTCTGCGCACGTGGCTTGTTGTAAGCCCCTCTAATGTATTCTTCATAAATTGCAGGCATCGGGCGGAACTTAGCGGATGTTTCCGCCGAGACTTTCGCTTGAACTTTAGAAATATTCAAAGCTAATGCAATGTTATGGAACGGCTCAAGGGATACCACTGGCTGTGGTTTTGTACCCGAGCATTTGACGATTTCCTCGTCCCACATGGGTAAGGAGTTAACACACAAAAAATTGCGGTGGAAGAAATTCTTCCCTAAACTCAACTCGAAACCCATGGCTGACACGCTCTGTGTCCAGCGTTGATACTCCTCCTCCGTTGCGGAGAAAAGGATATCGTCGCCGTTGACTAGAACGAGTCCCGAAGCCTCACGGAAAGAGAGCTCCGGACACACCGCTTGCCAGAATGCAATAAAATTGGCAACGCAGAGAAACGGAAAAGACAGGATTGAACCCATCAGCTGTCCGTTACTTTGAAAGTGACCCTTCAAAAAAAGCTCCTCGTCTTCAGGTTCGTAGACGAAGATACGCTCATTGAGGGACTTCACATCATATGAAAGTGTGTGCTCATACAGGACTTTGGAAAAGATTGACCAAGCCTCCTGGCTCATGAAATCGCGAAGAACAGCGCTAACTAACTTTGTTATGCGTGAACTCAGCTTATCGGTAGCCGCCGAAAAGTCTCCACTCACCCATTTGTATAGGGAACGTGTGGAGCTGTCGCCCGAAACAGCATCTGGACGTCGAATGCTAGCAATCAGATCCGGTGAAACCGGTGTCCCACCAATTAAGGTGAAAGGACGAAGGTCACGGAGATATCCATGTACCCATTTCTGCATTTGCTTTGCTATCGCGTATGGTGAAGATTCACCCTTAGTGATGTTGCGAACCTTAAGAGGTTCTAATACGGGCCAGACAATACACCGGAGTGGTGTACCTTGTCGGCATCGATCGAGTGCGTTTACGTAAACGCGATTCCAAGAGATCATCCGTTTGCATCGGACCTCCTTTACCCCTTCGTGGGGACTCCATGCCATCAGCACTAGCTGTGACTGAAAAAGACACGCCGAACCCATAAAACATTTTTTTGGGCACTTGGGATGAAAAAACGATGCAGTAGCATCGAGGTCATCCTCAGGGAATTGGGCGTGAAGAAATCCAGACGATCCGCCAGAACCTCGCGTGCTCTCAAAGCACGAATTACGAGTAACTTCAGACGTCCAACGATTTTTCATGGAGAAGGCAGATAGGCCTTTAAACACTTCACGGGCACGGACCGTTACATCCGCTTCGTAATCCTCAACCGTCATTTGATGAATGATCGGGTCATAGAAGGACGGATTCCTGAAGATTTCATCGGGATTACTCGAAGATACCCTTTCCGGTAATACGGAAACAGAGTATGAGCTATCCCAAAGATGATCATCATGGAACCCATCAGCAATTCCTGACCACTGTGTGCAAATAACCTTCGGCCAAAACGTTGGAAACGTCGGCCGGGGTATGACAGTGAGTGCTTTTTTGTGTTTATGGAGAGATGCAAGAATGAATTCGGACGGTACGACGTCGCTACACCGCTTATTTTGTTGAAAACTACTGAAGAAGTGACGAGCTCTAGGGCTCATACTTTTCTTTAGTTCAAGTTTGATAAACTTGCGGAGGCGACCAGTGACGTAGATAGGATCGTACTTACCGGAGGAGGAAGGAAGAGGATTGTGGAGGAAGATGGCCAGCCAGCACGTGTAAATATGCTTCAAAATATCGCACAGGGTAACATAACCCGAAATACGTGCGATTTGTGCTAGGCGGCCTAGGAGGGATGCAATGTCAGTTTGTAGGTCTATAAAGTTAAGCATCGCCACAGGATAGTGGTCGAAAAGCTGCTCAACGAGACCGAGTGCGAATAGACAAAGCATCTTATGCCATGGTTGGACTTGCGCGTCATCCAGTTCCATGCGAGAGAGATCGAGTTCGGAGTCGGATTCCGAGTTCTCTCTCAACACTATTACATCGTCTGTTTCATTGATGATTGCGGTGAACACCCTGGATAAATCCAGGAGTTCACTGTTATCAGAGAAACAGACGATACCCCGTTTACTTACGGGGGTAGTGGCCAACAGATCTAAGGCTTGCAGCAGCAAGCCATTCCGACGTGAATATATTTCTTT